TTTGACCATTAAAAATCCAAATGCTGATAATGGTCTTGAAGTCGACATTTACGAGGTTATGTACACGTCCACGACTCGCCATACGTCGCTGACAAAACTCCATACGGATCTTTATACGACGACTCCGTCCAATCGTAATCCTTCGGTGTCCTCGGATTCTGCTTCCTGGGATGTCCGTGGTATGACACCTTTCGATACGGTTCAATTCGGTGCTCAAGGATGTAAAATTCTCTCCAAGAAGAAGGTTTTCCTTCCAGCAGGCGATACATTCACGTATCAATACCGTGATCCAAAGAATCACTATCTTGGCCCAGACCATTTCGATGATACTACGGGCTTTGTTCTTCCTTACAAAACGCGTACAATTCTCTTCGTCTTTAAAACTATTGTTGGTGAAATCGAAGCTTTCCAACCCACTCTTGTCATTGGTGCCACTCGTGTATATAAGTACAAGATTAAAGGAGAGGTCGAAAGTGGAATTATCAATGGCTAAAATAAACGATATTAACACTGTTCAAAAGGCCGTTGTGCTATGGGCGCCGCCGGAGGAGGAAGGCGCCCGTAGACAGCGCACATTTCCCGCTGGAGCAAGAAAGGCAGGTCAGATTCATAATCCTGTAGCGCGCGGCCTCGCGCGCGGCGTTGCGTCCTCGCGAATCGAGGGTTAGGGCGCATGTCCAATCACTGTTTAAAGGGCATCAAAATGAACAATATTTATTCTACGTAAAAGTGCAGATAAAGTCAGCTCATCCAATCCCTGATACCATTCTCGTGGGTCCAAATTCGAAGTAATCCAAATCTTCTCAGCAATTAATGGTGTTGCACTTCCCTTGATTTCCACAAGAACAGGGTACTTGTCAAGCCATCGTAAGAGGTGCTCAATGGAAATACCACCTCTAAATTCATCGATGACAACATGCTTATGGCCTCGGTAACCGTCCCAAAACTTGGTAGACGGAACCTTAGGGTAAGCGTCCAGCCCAGCCTCTGCCCAAGCACGATGGGACTTCCCCAATCCAGTGCTGCCCCAATAAACGAAACATTGGCGTTCAATGGCTCGAGGTGCTGCATAATGAGCACCAATTCGCTGTAACTGCCCGAAATAGCGAACTTGAACATCCGCAGGGATCTGCTCAAGCTGTCCTCCCTTGGCCATGTCAAAGATGCTCTGCCAGTCGGTCTTTGAGTTGCGTCTAAGAGGCTTGCGTCCCAGCTCGAATCTTGTCCCGGTAACTGCGGTGTCCTCCTTCCATACGTAGGACTCGGCGGCGGCTGATCTGGAAAGCTCGGCGTGGAACGGCCCAAAACAGGTCCTGACGGCACGTAATCGGACAGATCGTTTGAAGATAACAAGGAGTTGCCAGTGAAGGAACCCATTCTCGGCACCCCGTTCGAGTTGTCCCTTGACATAGGCACAGGCATCAGGCAAATATGGTGTATAGTGTTCCTGAGGGATAGTCAAAAGCCAATAAACGCCTTGCATCAAAACGGGATTTCGCAGTATTACTTACAGAGCGAAATCCCACTCCCACTTTGAAATCCCACAGATAACGCGCAAAATTGCTTGTGGGCCAAACTCCGCCCAGCAAACATGGCGTATATTAGATCCCCTCGTACACCTACGAGTGCTCGTGTTCTTCGTTGGGTTCGTACGGTTAGACGTACCCCTGGCAGTCGCAACAGCACTGCTTCACGTATTGCGTCGCTCGTCGATTCTGGTTTCTCTCGTACCACTGTTGGAACCAATACGTCTCGCTCTGGTGTTGTCACCACTAAGCAGCGCGATGTTCGTAGCCAATATCGCTACAAGCGTATGCCGAAGGGCAAAAAGCGACGCTGGGTCAAAGCACTGAAAAAGAATGCTGCCATGGATATGGCTGAATCTGCGACGCAAACGCTCCACGTTAACAATACGGTCACTGGAACTATTGCAACCGGCAAAACACAAAATTGGATGGCCGTACATCTTTACGGACATAGAGGTGATACCACAGGTGTCACACAAGAAGTTGGTATCGAAGATATGAAGTTCCTTAAATCGAACGATAAGTACATCAAGGATCAAAAGAACACTCGTGTTAAGTTCGAATCCGCTGTTCTCGATTTGACCATTAAAAATCCAAATGCTGATAATGGTCTTGAAGTCGACATTTACGAG